TCTGTAAACATATCGAAGAATTTGCCTTGCTTCCAGCCAGCCCAAATGCCACGGAACATGTCCTTAGTTTTTTGCCATGCACTTAAATCACGAACGTTACCATAGGCGTTAAAGTAAATGCATTCACCATCATGTTTAAAGAACAATAATGCTGGTGGTACTTTACATACGATATCGTTATTATTAACAAAGCGATAGTGAGGGCAATCTAATGTTTTAACAAATTTAGCATTACCGACTCGTGGTGAACCAAATGTATATACTTCCTTGGCTTCACATCGACTTGCTGCGATTGTTGCCATACCTCCACCGAGTGAATGACCTGTTACATATACATCTCTTGGCTTTTGGCGTTGATCATTTTTAATTAATTCTAGTTTAAGATCGTCCCACAATTCATCTACTTCGTCCTGGAAGCCACTATGAACTCTACCACCTGCTTGAGCTTTACGCTTTAATACTTTTAAATCAGCCAACACGTCATTTAGCTTTGAGGGTTCTGTGCCTCGGAATGCGAACCATAATGTTGTTGGACTATATGCTACTAATACTTCTGCACCATCTTTAGCAATCAATCGTGCCTTTGTGAATCCCATTGCTTTACTTGCTTTCTGACCTTTGGTTGCATTCATATAAGCAATTGCTGATAAATTTGCAGCAACCTCTGCTCTTTCCCATTTAGTCATTTCTTTTTTAATCTTTGCCATCTTCTTTTACCTTTATCTTTACCGCACCTGCGTCTTCGTCATTTATTGTTACGTTCCGGTAATATACTATCACTTCGCCTAATTGGTTAATGTACCTTTTTAGTTCTTGTGTGTTGTATGCCATGTGCTTATAATCTTGTACACTCATAGCTACAAATACGATATCACCCCCATGCTTCTTTTTAATATCATCTATGAATCTATCTAAATATGTATGTCCTTCCGGATATAGATCTTCCTTTCCAAGCTTACAGTCTCTTTTTTTAGTCTCTGGATTCTTAATACATTCCTCAATGATGACCGCGTCAGAAACGACGTACCATTTAGGATCTTTAAGATTGAGTGGTCTTGGAAGAACTGGTTGTACTATATCTAGTTCAATAGGTTTTGTAATTACTTCTACTTCTCTTGGTCCTAATAACGAGCATGCACTAGTCGTTAAGAGTACTAATCCGAGCACTATCCTCTTCAATACCATTGAATACCTCCTTTGTTGCATTATTAAATCGAAGTTGAATTAGGCCTGGTTTTGCACTTGCTAATTTAGCGATATTATGTCGCTCAAATATGTCAAGATATTCAGCCATTTCTACTTCGTACTGTTGGTTTTTGACCTGGAGACCAGTCAATGCTTTAGAGGTTTTTTCTAGATTTTGTTGAACTGCTTCAATAGCAGCTTTTTGCTCAGCATCTCTTACCTCATATGCTGTATTGAGCCGTTGCAGCTCAATATTCTTATTATAGAGGAAGTATCCTCCTAAACCCATAATAACAATCACTCCAATCAATATTTTACTCATAATATTATTTCTCTAGTTTTTTAGATTCTCTCGCTTGTCGTTTAGCTAACATTCTTTCTACGAATTTTTTACCTTCTTTAGTTCGTCCGTCATATTGAGCTAATCTTTTCTCTTTACGTTTCTTAGTTGGATCAAACGTAAGTGTCATTCCTTCTTCTTTCTTTTTCTTCTTTGGAAGAGTCGGTGTTAAATCTACATTCATTGTAGTTGTATCTTCAATGGCCGTATGCCACATATCCTTAAACGATTTCATCGTCTGATATCCTCATTTGTTATGTATACATCTAAACCAGTTTTACTATGGTTTACTTTGTAAATATTTTGGTTAAATAAGCGATCAGTTGGTTCTAAAAATTCATTTACTTTAACTTTATCCTTAGGGAAACCAATAATTTCGCCTGTAACTGGATGAGCAACTTCTTGTACTAATTGATATTCGCCAGGTTTTAATTTGTTATTTTCTTGAAACCAAGTAGCTTCTTCTAAACTTTCCAATTCTTCAGTATCTAAAAGCTCACTCATTACGTTTTTAATTTCTTCTTCACTTAGTTCAGTGTGCTCTTTAATAAGATATAGTGCAGCAGCATAAGAACCTAGTGTAGATTTACCACCAGGAACTTTGCCGATTAGTCGCTTAACATTAAATACTAGCCGATGAAAAATTGTATAAGCTGATTTTTCTTCTGGCGTCTGTAGATCTTTGCCCTTCTTAAGTACTGTACCATCTTTATCAATAATACCAAGCTTAAAGGCTTCCATTTTGTTCCAAGGCTTAGTTAACGTACGCAAAAACTTAAATGCGTATATTACGTCACCTGCTCTTGAAAGTAAACCCATTATATCTTCCTTAGTTTATCTACGATGAATGGATCTAATGGCACATGAACCTTTTCATCAATTGGTAAGTAATTTAGAAATACCAAAAATGGTTTAATATAAGTCCAATGTTCTTCTTGTAACTTAAACCAAATCATTCTATTAGCAGCATCAATACCAAACACGTTGTATATTACAATGATATGATTGATAATCAATCGCTCTTGTAAATCACTGTCGGCTTCGTATCGACTTAGCAATCTTTTAAGATATCTAAATCTGTTTAAATCTTCTTTAAACTCTTCGACATCAGTACACTCCGGATTATTGTAGTGCTGCATGGCGAAGAGCTTAAAGTTTCGGTTTGTCAACTCGTCAAATATTTTCATCATGTATTATATATGATACTGTAATATTAGGACTAACCCCCAAGCTCGTCGATTCTATCTTCAGCGTTATTAATCAACTCGTTGTAATAATCTTCTGTATCATCAAGCTTATCGTCTGACATTTTACCTTCTTTATTTTTCTTTTCGGCAGCTTTAATCTTTTCGATGTACCCTTTAATTTTTTCCTTCTCGTTTTTAATCTTTTGCTTAGGGTCAGCGTTGATTTTTGCACGTCTTGCGCCTGTTCCTTTAAGAGCATCTGTTGCTGCTGATTGCGCATCAGCCGCGGCTTTTTTCTTCTTGTCCGCGCCAGTTACTTTATCTTTTACTTTAGCTGCGGCCTTTTTGATTGAACCGAGAAGACTTTCATCAACATCTGATTCATTATCAGCGTTGTAGTTCTTATCTACATAATCAAAAAATTCTTTTTTCTTATCGCCTTTTAATTCAGCCGGTGATTTAACACCAAATTTTTCTAGAGCAGCTGTAAAGAATTTTTTATATTTTTCTTGTTTAGCTGAACCTTCTTCAACTTCTTCTTCGTCTTCTTTCTTGGTTTCTTTAACTACCGAACCATCTTCTTTTTCACCAGATTTTTTAATGGTATGTTTAGCTTTAAATTCTTTACCAAGCTTACCTTCTGGTTCTGCAACTTCACCCATTAGCTTATCGTGATTTTTAACAGCATATTTTTCAGCAGCTGCTTTACTCTTATAAGCCTTTACAGTCTTACCATCTTTATCAACTACTTCAAATACGCCGTCGCTCTCTTTAACATGATCGCGTGGGTCCATTTCTTCTTTTTTCATTTTCTTTTTGCCGTAGCCTTCCAATACTTCTTGCGCAGCCTTAGCAATGCTTTGTGTTACATCGTCGTTATAATACATTTCTTTCTCCTATTGAATAAAAAGCATTCCTGATATTGCGGCCGCGGCTGCAGCTGTAATTATCCAGAATAGTTTGTTAATAACTTGTACGGTCTGGGCATTTTGCCTAACCAAATTTTCTAATCTATCAACTCTATTTATAAGAGTTAATATTTGCTCGCCTTGTTGCTTACCAAAATCTGTTAATGTAATGATCTTTTCTTCGGCGCGAGCTAGGGCAATAATAGCATCAGCCATGTGATCGATTTTTTGTTCAATCCTATCAAGACGCTGTGATTGTTCGTCTCTTTGTTCTTTAGCTGTTGCCATGTTTTATAACCCTACATTTGAGAGGAGTTACTCCTCTGATTAGTCTGTGGTACTCTCCTTCAGGTATATCAAATACCATTCCCTTTTTAAGCAACCATGGCAAACAATTTTCTACCTGGAACTGCCATCCTTCTCCCTCTAAAACTTCAATCTCTCTATCTTCGGCATCTCTATGCCAAACATATTCTGCGTCGTCTATTTCTGGAAAGAACGTTCTTACGTCAGCGTCTTCCCAATACGGTTTACCAAAAGTAAGATCCACCACCTTTAAGCCCCAAGTCCTTTGCGTATTTCGGTAATCGACAAGACCAATAACCTGGCTTCATTTTATCGTTTTTAGTATCACAGTTGTGACGTGATGCAAAGTTTGCTGCAGCATCTCTATCATTAATTTTAGATGATAGTCCACCCTTCTGATCACCAAAGGTTATTTTCTTAACATTTCCTGTTTTCGGGTCTTTAACGTATACCACGTATTTTTTACCATCAGCGCTATTGCGTGATGGGCTGCCAAGTTCAACTTCTCGGCCTTTATATTCCGCTTCATCAAGCTCAATCATTGGACTTTCCAATGGAACCATTGAACCTTCGTATAACGCAAATCCTTCCAAATGTTCTTTAAATGTTTTCATTATCCACCAAACTCGTGGCCTGCAACTCGCTTCATTTGTTTCTTAAACTCTGCGAAATCAGGCTTTGTTTTATACAACTTAATAGATATCTCAGGTCGATCTTTACCCTTGATTCTCCACTCAAATCCTTTTTCTTTATGTTCAGGCTTGGTCGTCTTTACCACACGACGTTTAAATCCTGCTTCCCAAGATTCTGATCCTTCTTCAATATGTTCTTTGAATGTTAACATATTACGCTTTCTCTATCATTTTTAGTTGTACTGCTTCCGTTGGCTTAATGCCACGACCTTTCCAAACCTTAGGGGTAATAAGAACCCTTGGCCCTCTTAACTCTTTAACAGTATAAAGCTCTTTAGCTTCTTGTGGCGAATCAGCATATTGCTTTTTAATGCGTACTGTATCGCCTTCCTTAACCGCTTCAGTTATGTACTGCGCAAATGGTATCATATTAATTCCAATGTCTCTTAGCCCATATTTCAGCATCTTTCTTGGCCGCGGCTGCATTCTTATAAGCCGTTACTGGATGCCGAGGTTGATTACCGCTTTTATCAAATAAGGTTGGTAATACCTTTTGGCTTCCGTCTTTATTCTTTCTTAATGAATCCATACCTGATAAACTAATTTCCCATTTACCGTCTGAAGAGACATGCTTAAAGACTTTCTTATTGCCTTGTTGACCATCAGGTTTTTTTACCCACTTAATCTTACCTTCAGATATGTACTCAGCAAATGGTATCATATTACTTATCGTCTATAATAATACCGAATGTATCTCTAATTTCGATTGTAGGACCAGGGCCAAACTTAGCGTCGCCACCGAGTAAGCTATCAAGAGTACCAGCTTCTGTGCTCTTATAAGAACCTTTCATAGCTTTAGTCATATTCTTAAGTTCTTTAGCATCAGTAGGACCTTGGACCATTACTACAAAATCATTGCTTAGAAGGTAATAATCTTGCTTTTCGGTAGAATAGCTTGGTTCTTTTACAAACTTACCAAACTTTTTACCTTTCATACCAGCAACAGTAATTGAACCAGCTTCGAGTTTAGCTTTCTTTTCTGCCTTAGAGATATAATCGAGAACTAAAGCTGAACCTTTCTTAGAGCACCAATCGCCCCACATTTTGGTAAGCTTCTTTTCGTCTACCTGAGACATTTTAGCCTTTTCGACATGCTTTTTAAATGCCTGAGCTACCAAATTACCTAGCTGAGACATTGAACCAGTCGGCCGGTATGCCTTTTCTTGCAACTCTGCTCTAATTTGTGTAAATTGTTTCATCGTTTTAAATCCTTTGTTTTAAGTTTTAATTTATTTATTGTTGAAGAAATCCACTCTTACGAGTTGGTTTACGCGTTCCACCGCCTAGCATATTTGGATTAGTTGCCAAATGCTTAGGCAGCTTACCAAGATCTATAAGTTTATGCAATTGGAATTGCAATGTTTTAATATCTACGCCAAATTCTCTTGCTGCTTTAGAGATACCCATAGAACCTTGTTTAGGGTTTTTCTTTCTCCAATCTAAATAGTATCGTAGAGCTTTTTGGTATACTTTATCCTTAAGGAATGGAATCTTTGTTGCTAGTGAAACGGGGATAGTAATTTCACCTAGCTCAATCATCTCTTCAGACGATTCCATTTTATATAGCTTTTTAAGTCTTGCTACTTCAGCATCAGCTGCCTTAGCTCTTGCATGCACGTCGTACCCGTTTTTCTTTAGTCCTTTAATAAGACGTTCTCGGGCCGACGGTTTAGGCTTTTTTCTTCTGGCTTCCTCTACTGATTCGTTTTTACCGATTAGTTTCCAACCTTGGCGCTTCATCTTATCAGCAGTCTTACCATCTACAGTACGCTTCTGTTTACCCTTTTTCATAACGTAAATTTCACGACTGTCTTCGTTTACCAAGCGTAAAGTATCGGATACAACCTTATCCTTAGATAGGCCACGTTTCATAGCTTCGATCTTCTTAGTAGCACCAGTCATATCACCGGCCATATTCATAGCAATCTTAACAGCAGCTGCTACCATATCAGGCGGAAATTTGCCTTTATATTTTTCTCTGAGTTCTTTAAATGTCTTCATTAATCTCCCCTTACTTTTTTAGCAAGATCTGCGTCAGCCTTGCCCCATGTTCCTGATGATTTTGTTGCGAATGAATTAACTCGAGCCAATCCCCATTGTGTAGGATTAGTTCCTGGTCTATGTGAAGAGCTCCAAGCTGCATATCCTCTATCGAATACTTTCTTAAGAATAGCGTACGGCATGCCAGATTTATCAGCTTTTTTCTTCAGCGCATCTGTCACATCAGCCTTTTCTGTAATATTAAAATCTTCAAAGGTTAATGTATTTTCACCATACATTTTTCTAAATTTCTTAGTGTGTTTACTCTCTGGTGAGTCTGATCTTGGCTTATCATGTGCAGCTTTTTGTTTGGCTGTCATTGATTTATAGTCTTTTGATTTAGCTTCCTTAGTTTCTTTCTTTTTATCGCCACAATGCTTTTCAACTAATTCGACTTGGTCCAACCAAACTTTCTTCGATTTGTTCTCAAACTTAACAGTAAGATAATTAGCACCACATGTTGTAATTTGACCAATCTCTTTTGATTCTTTAACCTGTACAGTATCACCTTCAGTAAAGAGATTACCTTCAATATAGTCTTCTCTTCTATCAGAAACCTTAGGTAATTCTACATGTTTACGGAATGATTTTGTTTCCTTTAATCCCATTCCCTTACGTACCGCATTAAATAATTCTTTACTGTCTTTATATGATTTTGGCATTCCCTTGCTAAACAACTCCAAATCGTTATCAGCAGCAGCTACTCTTAACTTAGAGGCCGACATGCCAGAAACATCATCACTATCAGGATCTCTTTCACCAGCTGAGATTACTTTAATCTTGCCTTCAAATTGGTAGAACCCGTGCCGTGCTTCTACTCCGTTGTACTTATTGAGTAGAATTTCAAATTCTTTTACTCTATCAGAGCCTGCAACCATAGTCATTTTAGTGAAACCCTGATCGTATAGCTTACGTGCTACATCAATAACCGTACGTGTATCAGTGTCTGCCATAATATTTCTGGCATGTTTCGGAAACATCTTACGTAGGAATTTTACTTTATCTCTGAATGGAAGAGGATTCTTCTTAGAGTCTTCGGATTTAGAGGCATATATTCTATACATGCCACCTTTGGAAACTTTCTTTAATGTTTCAAATAATTTTTCATGGCCAGAAGTCGGTGGATTAAATCTACCAAACACAATGGTAACATCACCCTTTGCTTCTGTTACAAATTCACTAAACTTTTTAATCATCTTTACCCGCACCACCCTTTTTCTTAGCTCTATCAGCTGCCTTTACTTTTGGAAGAAGTTTCTTTGCAATTTTATTTATTGCATTCTTTTTCATGGCTAGCTTCTTTTCGACTTCATGCTTTTGTGCAAAGGATAAGTCAGCTTTAGAGCGACCTTTAAGAAGTTTATTAAGTAAAACTTTCCTTGCTTGTAGTTGAGCTCGACTTTTAAGCTGATCAGGGGATGCGAGTTTCTTAGCCGCTTTCTTACGGCCAAGCATAATTTTGGCTTTATTCTTTTTAAAGTTTACTTTGGCTTTCATACGTTGAGCTGGGGTCAAAGCTTCCAGCTGAGTATGTTCTTTAAAACTTAACATGCTTATCCTCGGTATCCCATTTAGTTAGGGTTATCCCAACCTTTTATAATATCTTTGCTAAAGTTGTTAGTAGAAAATTCCATTCTATCAACTAATTTAACAGCTCCACCGTCCATACGATCTATAGCAACAAAACCTTCAGGGTTGGTTACTTTAAATCCGGATTTAGTCTTAACAAACGTCCCAATTTTGTTTAGTTTGTTTAGTTTATTTATAATGATTAATTTACTATCTACCACTAAATTCTGTAAATCAAAGATTAATTGTAAGTTTTTTAAGTTCTTTTTGTCAAAAAACGTTAATATTTCATCTCGTTTAGCAGCTTGTGTGTCCTTACCTTTCTGACTACTCCTTTTGTCAATCTGCTTTTGGTATCTAGATTGAATAAACTTTATCATGCCATCGGCGTGAGCTCGAGTATTAGTAATTTTTTGGCCTGCTCTTACCTTAGTGTTATTATAAACATTAATCATAAGATTAAGTTCTTTATTGCCTTCAATAGTTTTAAGAGTGCTTGCTGAGATTTTTCTAAAGAGAGAACCTGCAGCTGACAGCTTAGCATTTAAAGCTTCGGTTTCATCATCAGTTAAAGTTGCAGTACCTGATAGATCATCAAGGGTAGCATCTTGCATCCATACATTAGATGATTGCTTTAACTTA